CCAAACCAAACAATATCTGATTTAAGTTTTTCATCTAACTTACTATCCTTAGAATTGTAAAACTGTAAAAAAGTTTTTACTAAAGCTAATTTTTGATTTTTACCATCTAAAATCTCTTGATCTTCTACTGGTTTAGCTGAATGAACTTCAACAGAATAAGTTACATAAGGTGGTAACTTTCTAATAAAGTTATTTTCATCTAAATCAATATGAACTACTCTCTCAGGATCAAGTAATTTCTGTTTGAATTTCTTTTCATACTCTCTTTTTACATTTATTAAATCACAGTCTTGTTCTATATAAACAAAATCAGTTTTTTTATCGTAGTAAGAAAATTCAGAAATTTGACATATACCTAAATTTAGTTCTTTAACTAATTTAGAGGGCATTTCTAACCAGCCATGAGCAGGGTCAGAATAGAATTTAAAGATATGATCTTTAGGGTTAGCGTATGGATTCATTGTTTTAATTAGTATTCACATTCAAGGATTTTTCTAAGCATGACTTCATCATTCAAGGCTACGGCTTTTTGAATGTTTAAATTTTCTATCCATTCAGTACATGGAATTAAATATTCACCCATGATTTGTTGAAATTTAAATTCATTCATAGGTCGCCCATTCATGGACTTAGTTTGTTTTTTGGAAGTGGTCATAATAATTTATGATGTTATGTAAGAATTATATACTAAATTAGTTTAGAAGTAAACTACAGAGAATAAAAAAGAGTCTAATTAAAGACTCTTTTCTGCTTCAATAATTATTTTTTTAAAATTTTGTTTCTGTTCTCTTGTCCATTCATTAACTTTTAAATCTCGGCATAATTCAAAAGTTATTTGATTAGCTATTTTTGTTAAATAGTCTTTTCTTTCTTTAGATAAAGTCATTTTTAAACCTTTCTAAAATTAGGAGCAATTATTCCATAATTTCCCCAATCACTATAAAAAGGATAAATTTTATTTTCTCTCATATAGTCAGAATCTATTTTTAATGTAAATCCTCTAGGATCTCCATTAAAAAATACAGGGATATTCTGATTTTTAAAATTTAGTAGTTTATCTACTTTATTTAAAATATCATTAATTATTTTTTCTTGTTTTTCTTCATCTTCATAAAAATTACAAAAATGCTCGGCTAGTTGATGAGCTTTATTTTCTATTTTAAATAAAGCTTTACAAAGTTTTACTTCATCAATAGATGAATCTAAGTTAAAAACTCTTTTCAAGTCTTTACCGTGTTCAATAATGTTTTTATACATTATTTCTTTTTTTTCTGTTGTTGTTGTCATAATTAAATATAGATTGACAATATAAGTATAACATCATGCTAATAAAAACAAGTATATTATTAAAAAACCCATTCATTATTGACATTCATTATTGCCATTCATTATTGATAATTATTTTTAAAAAATAAATTTATAAATTTTCTTCTCAAAAATTTTTCTCAATAAAAAAAATTATTGAGAATTTTTTTAAATAAAAAAAATCTCCAGAATAATAAATCCTGGAGCTTTAAGTTTATCTTAGATAATTTTTAAGTCTAGTTTTTGTTGTAGTATTCTGACTCATACAATGGTCTTAGACTTTCTCTCCAGAATTTATAATTATGCTTAGTCTTAAAATATTTATTTAAGGCTTTTACTGCTGATGATCTCATAAAACTAGAATCTTTCCCAGTTCTTTCTCCTACATAAAGCATTGAGAAAATTTGTATTAAACAATAAACGGGAATTTCAACTCTACCGTCTTCAGTGTTGAAAGTTTGTTTTGTAGCGTATGGATTCTTAATTACATATCCTGAATTTGGATCTTCAGGATTATTAATAAGAACTTCTGTTTTTGTTTTGGTCATTTGTTTAGATAAGAATTAAGAATAAAAGTATGTAAGGTAGAAAAATAAATTTCATTTTAAATGTATCCTGATTAATTTTCTAATGTAGGAAGAAAGATTAACTTCTCCTTCTTCCTGTAAATTTTTAGCTACCAACTGACTGTATAAGTCAGAAGGTAGAGTTATTTTTACTTGATGTTGTTTAATCTTAGGCATTAGTTAACCTCCTGGTTAATGTTTTCTACAAAATATTTAGCAAGTTCATCTTGTTTCTCTTCTGACATCTTATCTATCTTAGAAACAATTATCTTGAATAATTCTTCTAAATATTCGACATCATGAGAATAAGTAACAGATAAACCTTTTATATTTTCTGAGATTTGATCTTGAATAATTTTATTATCAAAATAAATCTGTAACTCTTTAGAATCATTCTTAATTTCTATATAAGAATTATAAGAATTAAACCTAAAGTTAACTTTTAGTTTTTCTGTCTTTAGGGTTTGTTTGTCCTCTGTTGGGAATAAATTAATTGAGTTCATTTGGAAGGAATGAAAATAATTTTTGTTTAGATTAAGTTATGTATTCTGTAAATTTTTATTTGTTGTTATTCCAGAAACTAAAAAAGAATTGGAAGAAGTGAACATATAAAAATAATTTAAAATACATAACTATTAATAGTATATCAGAAAGTTATATAAAAGGTATGCCTTATACCAGAAATAAAATATTTATATTTTTTTAGACTCCTATGGACTCCAAGTTATTTTTTTATACCTCTATTTACTTTTTTAGACTTTTATGGACTTCTTAGTACTTTCTTATCCTTATGTACTCTCTAAGGCACTTCTATGGACTTCTGAGAACTTTTATGGACTTGGGGGGACTGTAAGTAATAATTTTTTTTTGCAGGGCAACGCGGGGAACTTAAATATATATCGCCTAATTTTTTGGTTCTACTTTTATTGAAAGTTCTGGAGCTTGGATATTAACTGTTTCTACGGATTCGCCTATTACTTTGC